GTCATCGCGAAGATTCCTCCTACCGGTGGAACCTTGGTCGTGGCCTGTTACCCCTGGTGTTGTCGGGGCTGGGACTTGGTACTCCGTACCGAGTCAGGCTTCGACGGGGGGGGGATGCGCTTTCGCGCGAGGCGTTTGGCTTGCTGTCGTGTCGAACTTGACAGCAGCCCATCCGAAGAGATTCGGCAATATCCTGCCGGCTAAGATCTTTGCCGGCTGGCTTCTTAAGCAATCCACAACATCTGACGGCCAGAATAACGTTTGCCGTCTTCTTAAGAAGCTTTCCTTCGCTTACCGCGTATGGGCGGTCGATTTTGTTCGACCGAAGATCATTGAGGGAATACCTAAGAGCTTTCAATTGTGGCTCAAAGGTCACATCTCTCATCCGAGCGCACGCGCACAAATAGCGCGTATCGGACGGTGTCTGCCGAAAGGCGATAGCCGTGTCGAAGCTCGTGCCATACGTAATTTTATCAACGTTGTCACCGCCAGGCCGGTCATTGATGACCAGATGGCGGATGACATTTATGAGTTTGCGAAGGAGTTTACTGCCGCTAATATGATTCGACTGAAAGAGCGTGTTAGCTGGGCACCAAATGAGAATTCGGCTAGTCTGAATTTCTCTGCGGCCGAAGGTGGTAGAATGGCCGAGTTGGTGTCCGACGCTGGTCTTCTTATGGATATCGGTCCACAGGAAATACCGTGGCACGGGACGTACTATGAGTACTCTATACCGCCCAAACCGGAAGTCCTTGACGAGGCGATAATGGAAGTGTCGATGCAGAAGTCTATGACGACTGACTTCACTCCAAAGATTATCGCCGTGTCGGAACCCGGATGGAAGGCAAGAGTCCTCTCCGTTTACCCCGCGTTTGCGTTGACGATCGGAGATATCGTCCGTCGCCAGGTCTTCCCCATTTTTGAGGAGGACAGGTCGTTTGATTTCGACCGGTTTGGCGACGAGAAGTTTTCTCGAATGATGATGGATCGTCTTGAACAGGGCGGACAAGTTGTTTCGTCCGACCTTACAAACGCAACCGATTATATTCCATTTACGTACGCGCAGGCGATGTGGTCCGGGGTCCTCGAAGTTCTCGAGGCACCCGATTACATCTATGACTATGTCGCCAAGATGTTTTCGTCTACCCTGATTAGTCATCAAGGGACAACGTACGTGACCATGCGTGGTATACCAATGGGTACACCGCTCAGTTTTCTTACGCTCTCTATGCTCCATAAATTTGCTGTTGTAAAATCCGATAACAGCTGGTCGCCACATATGATCCGTGGTGACGATTTGATTGGTATATTCCCTAATCGCGAGGATTATTTCCGCGTTATGCGAGACATTGGGTTCAAGATTAATCTTGATAAAACCATAATATCTCGACATGGTGGTGTGTTTGCGGAGAAGACTATGGTGTTCTCGACGGAGACACCTGTCTCTCGCTTCCATCGGGGCCATATCACATATCACTTCGAAAGAAGTTCTGTGTTTGGTCGCCCCCGTGTCTTGCGGGATATACCTGTTAAAGGAGTCCTCCATTTGGATGTTGGGAGGAATGGAAGCAAGCTTCGGTCGATAGGTCGCTGGTATGACCAGTTCTCTTCGGAATCTCGATACCAGACTAGGGATTTTAAAACAACCCATCGTATAGTTCGTTTGGCGCATCGAAAGATCTATAATCGCGCCATGACGATGGGTGTACCACTTTCTTTGCCCCTGAAACTTGGTGGGGCCGGTATTCCTAATAAGGAAGGTAAGCTCAGCCTTCAGTCGCCGTTTTGGTTCCGACAAGTCATCGGTCGGGCCGCCTCGAAGCAATCTGCCGCGGATCTTTTCTCGCGTGCAGTTGCCACGTTGGACGGGCGGACGTCTGGATTCCTCGGTAAATATCTCGAGGATCTTTTCGCCGTACCGTCGACGTCGACGTATGAGTTCGATGTTGCAAACACCGAACACTACAGAAGGCAGAAACGCTACCATTATTACCGACATGGACGAATGGCCGTAGAAGATCCACGGCCAATATCCATTGAGAAGTGGTACGTTCCGTTCAAGGTGTTGGAACGGAACATCCCTAGATACACACCCAGGAAACAACACCCTGGGCTGGATCGCCTCGTATCTGCAACGATGTTTGGCAGATACATCCCCTTCACACCTACTCACCTTGGTTTGATACCCAA